GTTACCTTCACCTTTTCCAACTTTCATACTAAGTCTTTTAAGCGCATCTTCAATAGTTTTTAATTCCGATCTTGCCATAGAATATTCTTCATCTTTGATAGAAACTTTATCCCAGGCTTTTTCACCATAAGAGCATTCTGATCTGGTTTCCTTTTTATCACACAAAGGACAATATCTCATTTCTTCACCGTCATGAGATTCCTTTACATCTTTAAATTTTTTATGTTCTTTTTTTGCAGATGCTTCCATTTTTTTAAGTCTAGTATAGTAGTCTGGAATTTCATCAAGGTGTTGAAGAGCAATATCTCTTGCTAATTTATGATCTTTAGTATGCTCATGTTCAATAGGTTCACCCATATCAAGTTGCTTTTGTATAAAAGAAACATCAAGACGATGCTTCTTTGCTATTTGTTCAACTGTTTTATGAGACTTGAACTTAGACATTTTTAATTCTATTTATCTTCTTCTGGAAGTTGGCTTTTTAAGAATTTAGATAAATCTGCAGTTGATCCAACAAAAAGCGCATTAGTTACATTAGTAGGACCTTTTTGTTGTTTTTCTTCCATAACCTCTTTCATTTTTTTCTGGAGGTCCATCAGTTTTTCGGTTGCGTCGGAAACATTTTTAATCAACTGACCGGCAACTTCATATGCTCTTGGCATTTCACTTTCTTGTGCTAGTTCAAGAATTCCATTAATTGCCTCTTGCCCCTTTTCTATTATTGAGTATAAGTTCCCCCTAGAATACTCATAATCTTTTCTAATGTCATCTACAGAGGATGATATTTTTTCTACTTTTTCAATTTCAGATTCGACTTCAGCATGAACAATAGATACCTCTTTTGAGTCTGTGTTAAAAGTTTCGTTAAGTTTTTCGTATTTTTTAGACATTTTCATGATTAAAATAGTGAACCGGTGAACCCAAAATCATCACCAGGTTCTAGTAAAGCATCATCCTGAGAATCTATAATATAAATTTGTGATCCTTCTACGTGTTCTAATAAATCTGTATTATATAAAGATCTGATAACTGTGACTTCTTTATTATAATCATTTATAGATTTAATTTGTAGTGTTTCTCCATTTATATCAATTAACTGATTAACTTGTAATCCAATTGTACTTTCAACTGTAATCTTAGAATCTTCTGTTTCAACATTTTTTGACAATTTGGTTATTGAATTTCCTGTATAATTTTTAACTGCCTTTGGCTCAGATGAATATGTAAGATCTCTGTTTGCACCCTTTGTATCTCCAGCAACAAAACCAAGAGAAACTTTTTTGATGATTTCTCCAGAGACATCTGCGCCAGTAACGGGTCCGAACAAATATGTTTTTGCGGTAAATCTAAAGGTGTAAATTAATGCTCTTCTAGTATCAAAATTACCTTCATAATCATCTTGCATATTAATATTTTCCAAAACAATTGGAATATCCCTTTTCTCACCAATAGTGTCTATTAAATTTACACTGACCGTATACGCTGGTTGGAAATATGGTAATATTTGCTCAACTATTTGCAACATATCATCATTTAACTTAGTCATCACACTAAGTTCAAAATCCATATTATATGGAACTGGTAAATATGTTTTTCTTACTTGCTTATTATCATCAACTAATGTACTAAGAAAAGATTGGGTTTGTGATACTTTTCTTGTTGGGTCATAGTTTAATCCAATAAATTCAAATGACATTCTTGGCAATGTTATTTGAACTGGTTTATTTAAATCCGGCGATTGTTCTAATCTTGCCAAGAATTTTTGAGTTGGACCATATGCCAATGGAACTTTAACTACGGAAAAAACATTATCAGAATCATTTTTTCTTTTTATAGTTATTTCATTGAATAAAGAACCAAATGCTATGATGGTTCTTCTCAATATCTCGTGGTAAAAATATTCAAACATTTTAGATACTTTTTATTTTTAAGGATTACCAAATGGATTTAATTCACTGAAATCAATAATTGAATCTGCTTCTTCTTCTATTTCAGAGTTTTCCGCAAACTTATCAACAATATTGTTAATATTTATACCTCGTAATGTATAATTGGCTCCAGATTGTTGCCCAGTGATAGTTTCTCCAGATACAAATGATCCTGTTATTGTTGCTACCTGCAAAACTTGAGTTACTGCATCCCAGGTTCTAACTCTAGCGGTGACACCACTTACACTACCAACAACAGATTCATTTGAAAAATATGTCCCAAATCCTGTTAAGACTGGTGAACTGAAAATTATTTGTGGTGGTGAGATGTAGTTTAGACCAGCATCTGTTATTGCAATTCCAGTCACTGTTCCATTTTGAATAATTGCTTTACCATATGCTGGTAGAGAAGATGTGCCAGCAAAAGAAACTGTTGGAGGTGCTGCATATCCTGATCCACCACTAGTTATGGTTATAATACCAACAATTCCATCACCAATAAAGCAAGTTGCTGCGGCACCGGATCCTTTACCACCCTTAAATGTAAGTTTCGGTGGAATTGTGTAGTTACTTCCTGGATTTGTAATTCTAACACTTTGCACTCTTAGAAGATTTGGATCAGATTCACAAAAATCTACAATTCCACTGATCATCTGTGCAACACCAGTTGCCGTTGTTCCAGAACCAGGTGCGGCACCAAATTGAACTGTTGGGGCGGATTTATATCCACTACCCCTATTTGTAATTTTAACTAATCTAACACCACCATTGACTATTCCTGCTATTGCCGATGCAGTGGATCCAAATCCAACCATTTGTAAAGTTTGTATATACCCTTCTTCTTCAATATTATCATCAACGTTTCCAATTCCAGTATCAATTATTTCATCACCATATCTGAATAATTCACATCTCAGTTCATAAACATAATTCTTCTGTAGTTGATAGAATGGTTTTTCGTGTTCAACATATTTTATTTCAAATAAACGATCTCCAAGAGGGAAATAAATCAAATCACCCTCTTTTGGTCTTGATGCTAATTTTGTGTTCTGTGTTCCAGCAATAAATGGTGATATATAATTTTCAAATCTTTCTCTTGAGATAATTAAAGTTAGATCATCTAATTCTTGAATTCCAAATTTTGAAAGTATTGTTCCTTGTCCACCATATCCCTCATACGTATCAACATATGCTTCAATAGGATATGCTTTAGTAAATTGAGATTCTATAACTTCTTTTATTACAGTTTTTTCAGTTATGTATTCTCTTGGCAAATAATAAACTTCAACGCCATAGATTCTTAACTGTTCATTAATTAAATCCTGAACTAAGTTTTGTTCCCCAATGGAACCTTGTAGAAAAAATGGGTTAAGCATATTTTTTACCCTATCATATCCAGTGGAGGTAATTCGTAAGTATTTGACATTTTCTGCATTATTTCATCTATCTCACGCTGACCGTCTTCATACATCTGTCTACCATTAAACTCAATTCCACCCGGTAATTTCACTCCATTAAACTTGATTAAGTTTTGCCCCCACTGCTTCTTAATTAATGCTGTTAGGTAAGGTTTGAGAAAAGAATCATTCCAAACTCTACTATACTCATTGGGGTTTGCTACTTTATAGCAATCTATGACGAAAAATTGATCAGTTGAAAGTGTTGACCAATCAATATCAAGATAAAGTCTATCTGATCTTTTATTAAATCTTATTTGCTTTTGTGTTGTTAATAACCACTCCATATCTTCAAGATATCTTTTAACCATAGAATAAGTTAAAAGTTCAGTAGATCCCCAATAGTAAATATCATTTAAAAATAACTGATATTTAACACTAAACATATTGTTTGTAACTGAACTTGTGGAATCAAAGTGAAAGATTCTATTGATTCCAATCACATCTGGTGGTATTTGTAAGTAGTTGCTGTTTTCATAGTATGTGAACGTGGTAGCGGTTCCTACTATATTTGCTGTTGCTGAAGTAGTTGCAATACCAACACCATTCGGTGGTTTTGCTCTTCCACGGTCTATATCATTTCTAGTAACTTTATATTTTAAATATGTTGGAGAAACTCCATCAAAATGCCTTTCTTGGAAAAATTGAACAGCATCATCTACAAGGTCTTCAATCTGCTCATCCGCAACATTTATCTCCAGAACTGGGTATCCAAGTTTTCTTTTGCAATAATCTATTAGTTCTTGCCTTGTAGATGGTTGTGCCATTATAGACCTAGATTAGAAATTACTTCTTGTTGACTTAAGTATAATTTAATATATGCTTTAGCATAATCTTTCAAAATTTCTGTATCATCTATACTATCTATATCTCTAGACAATTTCTCATATTCAAATAATTTTGACATACTTTCAAGTGTAATTTTACTCGGATCCATTTACCAACTCCCTTAGAAGATTTTTAATTTCATTCAAATCACCTTTTAGAGTATCTATTTGGGTTTCCAAATTAGATACTCTCTGTTCTTCCCTTTTCTTAATCTCCTTCATTTTCATATAATTTTGATATGCATCAAAATCAAAATTAAGTATAGCTCCAGTTTCTGTATCTCTTGCTAAATTGTTGTGACCATCTACTTTTAAATATTTCATAATTTATTTTTATGCAAGTGAAATAACTCTCAAGTCTCTTAATCTTGGTGGGAATGCTTGTGATGATGAAGATGCTACCAACTTAATAGCAAAGTATTTGAAACTTCCCAAATTATCTATACTAAATTCATAATCTCTAAAGTAATCTAGTGTACTTCCTTCTGAAAATAGTGAGTTATTGGCAACTTTCTTATCAGAAAGTCCATTACTACTTGAGAGATCAATAATTTCTCCAGATTCCAAGCGATTTGTATATCCGGGGAATGGATAGAAGATGGGTTGATCATTTGGATCTGCTAATGTGGCATACAATGCTCTTAGATCACTATACTGATTAACATATGCCGACACGATCAATTTCAGTGAAGTTGCGGGAACCTGTAATCCGATTGGTTTGGAAACATAAACAAACGCAGATGGATCTTCAATGATAGTAGAAACTCTATTATCTGAAGCATAATCTGTAATAATATTGTTAACTCTTTGTGAAGTTAAATTCACTCCAACTCTATCCAAATCAATAGCAGGACTTAGGCGATTATTTGTTGTAACGAGGTTTAATTTCAATTCAAGAGATTTGTTGTATGGCAGAGAATCGAGTAATTCTTCCTCATTAATTTTTGAACAAATTAATCTTGGGGAAGAGAGATAATTTACTTCTCTAAGAGCAATTCTTTCAAATCCTTGATCTATAAATGAAACTTCTGTTCCGGATACACTTGTCCCACTAATACTTCTGAATGAAGAAATTATAGAAGTTCCTGGCAAACTAGTTGTTGTTACATTTGGTTCAATAATTTCATATTGAATATTTCTAGATATTGATATTGAGTTTCCTCCGATATTTTTGCTCTCTGGTAAATATAGGGATGATAAAGTTCCAAAACCAGTCCTATCAGTCATGGTTCCACTTTGAGTACTCATATCAAGTTTTATAGTGAAATGATCCAATCCTATTGAATTTTCTACAGTGCTGTCTTGTAATAAGTGAACCTTATTAATACGTCTCAGGGATATTCCTTCAATTTCATACTTATACACTCTAGCGAGATTAGCAACATAATTTACTGATGGAGTGTCATCAACATTTCTGGTTATTCCAGTTAAAGTTAAAGTATTTTCAACTACTCCAGTATATCTGATAATTTCATCACCGATTTTAACATATCCAGGATTTGATGTGCTTACTCCAACTCCCTCAAAGGTTAAGAAGTTGGAAACATCAGAAACATTGAATGATCCACTTTCAGATCTTAGATAGTTCTGTAAAATAACGGCAGATGGTTTGTCCGATTGTACATTATTAATTAAAACGCGGTTTGTTGTTGAATGCATTCCATGATTGGATGCATTAACTCTTAAATGTAATCCATCGGTTATAGTTACTATTCCATTGTCCGAAATAAAGATATTTCCGGAAGATCCATTTAAATTAGTCGCAATTCCAGTTCCGCCAACATCAGTCAAATACTGTAGAGTATTTCCAATTCCTGTAATAAAATCGCCTTGAACATTATCGATAACAAGTTGATTTATTGAAGATATTCCTACTACTGATAGTAATAGATTTCTACCAAAAGGTCCTCCAACTTGATCAACTCTTAAAACTTCACCAACTTCATATCCAGTTCCACCGTTGGAAATAGTTGCAGCAATAGCAACTCCATCTCCACTACCGCCTCTTCCAATTGTAATGTTCGCAGTAGCGTCTAATCCATCTCCAGTAATTGATATGAGGGGAATGTCTCTATAAACTGCTGAAGTTCCATCAGAGGGAGTATATCCAATACCGGGATTTATAATCGTCAAATTGCCAGAAGCAGATCCTGTTTTTCCAACAAGATTTCCTCTTGCGTTTGATCCATTTTGTAGAATGGTGTTTCCAATGTTTACATTGGTATCGGATAGGTTAGTTGTTAAACCAATTCTAATTTTTCTAGAATCAACTTCGATTGGGTTGGACAGTAATCTTGAAATTTGATTATTGTTCTCATTCAATTCTGGACTAAAGAAACTTACGGAACCTTCTTCAATAAATATCGCACTGTACAACGTGAACTTCAAATCTTCAAACTGACTTGCAGTCCATGTAGATGCATTTTGTGATTTGAATAGAACTCCAATTCTACTAATATCTGGTTGAGAAGAGACAACAATTCTTTCAGATTCTGGTCTATTGACCGTTGAGATATCAACTTCACCTAACTGCGAAATCCAAGCATAATATTCAGTTGAATCTGATTTTATGACAATTGCGTGTTCACCATTTTTTAGATAAACTGGCGCATTAAACTCTATTCTTGTTGGTTCAGAGGCATCATCAGAAACTGCGATTTGATCAGGTTCTAAAGTAACTTGACTAAATGGATATATTTCTTCAGTAGGAACTCCCAATCTCATTGGTCTTAATTCAACAATAACTGGAAGAGTTTCATCTTTCGATTGGAAGAATAAATCGAGAGATGTTACAAATCTTCCGTTAGTATCCGAAATAACGAATGATTGTGCTAATGGATCTACATTACCAACTCTAGCCGAAGGAGCCTGTGATTGAACTCCTCTCCACTGTAAGACAACTATTCCATTTCCGCCGGTACCACCTGTACCTCCTCTAACGCCACCGCCGCCGCCACCGCCGCGATTTCCTCCAAGTCCACCATTTTTATCTCCACAACTTGGACGTCCTCCAACTTTTCCGCCAGTGCTTCCTATTTGTGCTCCAAATCCACCCTGACCTCCAACGGGTTCACAGTCTCTTGTGGTTTCGGTGTTACTGAATCCGCCGTTAATATTTGCGGCAGAACCACCTCTACCACCTCTGGCTTTGTTGTTGTCAAATTTGCCTGTGCCGGGTTCTCCAGAATTTTGAGTGCCAAATCCACTACCGCCAGGGCCGCCGGCGTTTTTATTGCCTCCACGTCCTCCTCTCGCTCTCACTAAATTAGTACCACCTCTTGAAACTCCACTGTCTCCTCCTACCTGGGCTTGAGCACCGCCTTGGCCAACAAAAACAATTAATGTTTCGCCTGGAGTTACTGATATAGTTTGTTTTGTGGATCCTCCTCCACCACCACCGCCGCCGGCGTCAGTGCCAGTACCTGTGTCAGTACCTCCTCCACCACCAGCTCCTATGCAAAGGACTTTTAATTGAGTTACGCCATCGGGAACCCTAAAAGTTCCAGTGGTGGTTGGTGAAACAAATTCTTGAAACAAATCCACCGTTGGTAGTGGAGTTGGTGTGGGAGTTGGTGGTCTTGGTGTGGGTGTTGGTATGGGTGTTGGTGTGGGTGTTCTTGGTGGTGGTGGTGGTGGGGGAATAGGCGCTGGTGATATTGGTGTAGGTGTTGGTGTTGGGGTTGGTGTTGGGGTTGGTGTTGGAGTAGGCGTGGGGGTTGGTGTAGGACCTGGGATTGGTTCTGGTGGTGGGGGTGGAATGAAGATGGGTACTGGTACAGGGATTGGGGATGGTGCTGGACCTAAGGGTACTCTCTGTGGTGGATTAATTAATGTTTCGGATGCTGGAGTTGTTTGAGTAACTACAGCATTTTCTTTCTTGAAATTTCTTATAGTTCCTACAGTTTCTTGGGTTGTGTTTATAGATCCCTGGGAGAAGAAAGAATCTTCCGCCAAAGAAACTAAAGATCCGGGAATTACAATATTTGAAGCATCTGTAGTTAGTCTGAATATCTTTTCACCAGTTGCAAACTTTGGATTTGTTGGTACATTTGGATTTGGAACCCATAGTACTCCTTTAATATTTCCGGCAGAATCTGTTACTAGTCTTATATTAGTTACTGTAGCGACAGCGCCACTAGTTCTTCCAACCAATCTCATTCCAACATTAATATAACCATAGAAGTTTCCTACAGTTAAATCGGAGAGACTGAATGTATCTACATTGAGTATTGTTGATGATGCACTATATTCTTCTTGAAGTGGTTCTCTAGTATAAACGTTTGTTCGATAAATTGATTGTGGATTGTTAAATGGACCTTTGAAATGATTTTGTTTTGCTGCCCTAAATCTAATAAATGGTGCCGGTGATTGTCCAGAAAGTACTGGAGTTTGACCTTGATTATCAGTTTCTACAACTTCTCCCGTAATGAAAGAACCACTGACCATTGATATTTCAATTAGTTTTGGTACTATAAAATTAGAAACATCTCTATTATCAAAGAATGGAAATACTCTAGTTGATGGTTTTAATTTCTTTGATATAAACTCGATATTTCTGGATCTTAGAAAAGTTGCAATTTCAATTTGAATTGTATTCGAACCATATGAAATTGGACTATCGGTAAATGTTATTCTATTGGTTGTTCCAACTCTAGTCGAAGTTCCAACTCGATCAGTTGCTGTAACTACATCTTGGAACCATTGTCCATTTTCTTGGAATACCGCGCCTCTAGAAACTTCTCTGGTTGTTTGTGAAGTCCAGCTAAATGTTGGTGCGCCGAAAACCGTGGGGGCCCATCCTGTATTTGGATCTGGTTCAAAAGTTAAAGCTACGGATACATTATCAGTTTTGCCTTCAATTAAACCAAGATTTCTTGGATTTAGTGTTACTTGATCCAACCAAATATCGGAAGCTGGATTCAAGTCCAAAATTCCTTTAAAGAAGGTTACGAGATATGGTGTTACATTTTCAACACGAGTAGCATATGGTTGTCTAATCTCTTCCGTTTCTGAGAAGTCTAATGTTAATAGACCCTTTCCAGTAGACTCATTATTTAAAGATCTTTTAACATTATTTCCTATAATATTTCCACTGAATCGTGAATCTTCACCTTCAGAAAGATTTATGAGAGTTCCATTATTGTTCAATAAACCTAGACTCAAATCTATAGCTGTTTGGTAAACGGATGCCCTTAGCTCTGAACTGTCCTTCTTAATTGAATTTTTAAATATTGTTGACTTATATCTTTCATTACTATATTGAAGATCTAATGTTGTAAAATCGTCAACAAAAAATCCAGATTTAAATCTTTCTAAACCTAAATTATCTTTGATTTGAAGAGATGATGTATTAGTTTCTAGTAGTGAAAGTGATGTATAGAACTCTAAATTTTTAATTCTATCTTCTAATAATTTAATATCACTCATTCTATATCTTTTATTTTCAGTAAGCTTTATAGAAGCTGACTGAGTGTCACATAAGTATGCGGGTAAAGTTATTGTCGCAATTTCAATAGCACCATCTATTGGAACTGGTGGTAATGGAGTATCTGAAGAATCTCCCAACTTTAGTTTTATTTCACCATCTTTAGATAGGAAAATTTTATCTATTCTTGGAAGATAATATGAATAATCTATTAAAATGGTTTCATCTGGTGCCAATAGAGATAAACTATCATTGGAAGAATTTGTCAACCCTCTTCCAAAAAATTCAAAAGGTGATCTCAAATTTTCCGCTGGAGTATAGTTTGAAACTCTTGGTCTAGAATCTAAAAGATTTGAATTTGAAATTTTATTAACTGTTGGAATGTCACAATAATCGAAAAATTCATATGAATTTTTTGTGACTATGTTTCCACTATCAGCATCATTAAAATATGCTCTTTCAAATACAATTTTTATTTTACGATTGGGTTCTTTAAATGATGCCTTTCTAATTAATCTGGAATAATCATATAAAGTTCCTCTCTGACCGTTATCAAATGTATATCCGGAAGTAATGTTTGTCGATCTATCGGATACAACTTCTGTTAGAACTCCTCTTACTCCAGATTCTTTAAACTCAATGATTTCACCAACTATCAAATTAGAAGTATTTTTTTGGACATATTCAAGTGTTCCCGCACCTGCGGATAATTTCTTTACAACTAATCCAATTGCTCTACTCTCAACACCTATAAATTCTTCACCAACAATCAAGTCTTGAATAGTTTGACTTGGTCCACTTAAACTATTTACAGCAATTGTAGGTAAAACTGGATCGGCAGTAGAATTTGATTGGAACACCCCATAAATTTTTGTTATGTCTGGGTATAGTAAGCATATTTCATTATCTTGAACTCTAGTACCATAAGCATAATTTCCGAAGGTTAATCCATCATTTAAAGTGGTTTCTCCAGCACCTACACTTATTCCAGAACCTTCATACTTTGATTTATCTATTACTATAGTTTCTACTTTATTTTTTAGTTTTGTTTTACTAGTAATCCTGTTAACCTTGACTGTTGATATCAAAGTTGCCGATCCGTTTACTGACAAATTGCTTAGCGTCAACTGTCTTGGATTAACTGCCAAATTTGAAAAATTATCACTGGAGATTGGAACTACAACGCCACTATCAGTTACTAAAGAATATCTTTCCTCATCGAAAGAATCGAAAGACTGGTTAGATGGTATAATTGGAGTTATAAACACTCCAGAAGATATTGTCCCACTAAATTGCCTTTTAATCTTAATTTGTGACGCGGAAAGATCTACATCAGAAATTTTATCCTTTGGTAAAACTGTGTATAAAGTATCATCTTGAGAATTTTGATACTTTGTGTTTAATACTATGAGATTTGATAAAGTTTGGGCTGCTGATGGTAATTTTCCTTCAACGACTCCAGAAACTGTAGAAACTCCAACTACAACTATATCATTTGCTCTAGATGATATAATTTTCGCATAGGTTAATTTATTATTTTCCGGATTAACAAAAGCTACAAGATCATTTGTTTTTACTAATTTAAAAAACTCAACTTGCGGTGATGATATTGTACTCACACCAATAAATGTTGAGAACGCAGTGATACTTACAATTCCAACCGAACGATTTATGTCTTGGATAATATCGGCAGTAAATGTTCTACCAGTTCCAACGCTAGAATATACGGATTTTACATCATTAACTTTGTAATCAACTACAATTGTAGTTACTCCAACTTTCTCTGACCCATCAAATATTAATTTTTCTCCTGGCACAAAAGTACCATTTGTATTGTAGGCAGTTATAATTCCGGAATTTACGGTATCAAATCTTAAAAATCCGGTAGCTCCACTAGATTTTCCTTTGATTTGAGTTGGTACGGATAGTGAAATTGGTTGATTATAATAAAGCTCGGTGAATGTTTGAATATCAAATAAAGAAAGATCCCATTGATTGCTTTGTAGTAAATTTGAATCAAATCCACCGTTTTCTAAGGCAATGTCATAGACTCTGGCTACTCCAATTTCTTTTCCTGGAGATTGACTTCTGGAAGGTCCAACTCTTTCATTTCTCAAACTTACATAAGAAACTGTTGACAATCCTATGTTGGGTAATCCATATACATTATTAATTTTTAAAGTTGATCCGGTATTATATGGGATAGCTTGATTTGTTATTGTTTTTTCTGTTCTTGGCTTAGCAAAATCTACAAACTTAATCCCAGGAACTGTAATTTCAAATCCTTGTACATATGCTTTTCCGGGAGAAACCTCATATACACCTAGATCATCTGTAGCAACATTTCCATTAAAAGTTGTCGTACCTTCTTTATAAACTCCCTGGTTTCCTTTGTAGTCGTCTACAGAATCCTTAATTGAAACTTTAAATGGAGTTACATAGTAATTTCCCGATTCATCATATGTCCTTCTGGCTAATTCATCACCAATTACGTTAAATTGAAACTCTTTTGTAGCAGTTTCAATATTTCCATTTCTGACACCAAAAAGAATAATAAAATCTGATGGGTATATATTGTCTGAAGATAAATCTCTTTTTTCAAGCTTGGCTGTAATTTTTAATCTATCTGCTCCTGGAGCTGAAAAATTTAAAAATCCCCTTGAATTGTCATTTAAGGATTCGTCGTCGTTTGAAGTTACTATTTCTTCGAAGACCCTTAATCCAACCGCACATGTTGGATTAATATTTCTAGGTTCTAATATTTGAATTTGCTCAGGAACATCTACAAGAAATCCTTTTATAAAGAATACCCCTTTTTGAATTCCATATGCGGATCCAATTATAGCAGCGTCTTGTTGTAGAGTTAAAGCAAAACCAGAGCCGGCTGGAATTGAAGATATTCCCTCCTCAGTAAATGGAATATTTGTATTTGCTGTTAATGTTTCACCATCAGCAAAAACATCAGATGAACTTTCTGAAGAAGAATCTCTATACGCAATATAAATGATTGGATTTCCTGTGGTATTAATTGGGTCTGTTGATGTTAAAACATATCTAACAGACGCAGAAACGCCAGAATTACTTCCAGTTATAATTTTTCCAATTAAATTTGGAAGATATGAGTCTACAGGTATTCCTTGATATGTTCTTTGAACTTGTATGCCGGTAAATCTATCAAAATACGTTCTTTGGCCACCAGTAACCGCAGATCCTTGTTTTAAAACATTAGATCCAAGTTGCTCTATTTGATTCTGTAAAATTGACTGAGTTGTAGTCAACTCACGAGCTTGAACGGGATATCCTGGTTTGAAAAGAACCTTATAATAGTTCTTTTCCCTATCAAAATCATCAAAATATGGAGAAACGTTGAGATTAGTATCTTGTGGCATAATTCTTAGAATTGCAAAATAATTTTAATATCTTCTTTTTGATTTAACGAACGAGAAATAGAAGGTCTATTGTCGACATAAATTATTTCCCCGGAATAATATTTGACTTCAGGGTTTGATAAACCATTTGTGAAAGTCTGTCCCAAATAATACGTATTGTTATTTATGGCTAATGTGTCGCCAGAAAAATTTGAATCGACAGATCCTGAAGTAGTTTCAAAATTAATGACATTTTGGGAATTAAAATCAACCAAACCTATTCCATATGATGGGTTTGGATTTATAAATCCATCTGTCGTAAATCCAACTTGAGTTCTATCCTGCCAATACTTTAATACTCCAGTTGGTTTATCATAAGAAACAACTCGCCCAACAGCAGTTCTTCCAACTCCAACAGTTTGTGTAAAAAAAGAATTTTGAATTACAGATACTGTTTCATTATCTGGAGATTTTATTTTTATAGCACTCACAGCACTTGCTTTATTTTTATTCAATTCTGCTGTCGAATCGTAAGAAAGTGGATTTTGTACTACTCCTATTCTAGCAATTTTATTATTGATAATAAAATCTGGATCTTGAACATCATTTTCTATTCTCGAATAGATGAGAACATTTTTTGCACCAAGTTCTCTATAAATGTCAGATCCATGTCCTCCTTTAGGTGGTATAATTACTTCAAATGAAGGTGGGGCAGTTAAAGTTAAACCACTGTTTCCCAAATCAACAATACCATATGTATATCCAGATCCCCCATTAGTTACAAAAATTCTTTCAACTTTTCTATCAGATCCAACAACTATAGCAGCTGTTGCTCCGATTCCATCTCCCACTATGGGTATATTATTATATGTTCCAGGATCTCCCAAATCGGAACCAAATCCTTTGATTAAAATTGTTTTTAATTGACCACTTCCACTAGAAGGTAAGGCATTTTCTCTTACTTCTTTATAATCATCTGATGTAAACCAATCAATTGGGACTGGAATGTAATTTGTTGAATCAAATTTCAAAACTTCACTCGGTTTAATTGTGTACAAATATTTCCAAATATATCCATCCCCACTTGTTCCTGCAGATCTTGGTTCCAAATCGACAAAAGTTGGTTCATCTAATGAAGGCCTTCCATTTTCATTTCGGGGATCATATCCATTATTTAAACATATATAAACTCTAAAATCTCTATTAATTACATAATATCTTGAAGAATAGAGACTGATTGAATCGGTGGTAAATGAAGGAGAATCAACACTAATTTTATGGTGGTACATATCATAGGTTGTACCAGACTGCCAGTTATAACGTCTTATAACAGGTCTGACATCTTCTGAAGATATTTTCTTCAAAGAAAACATAGTTTCCCAAACTTTATTTTCTTCATCAAAAGAATCTCTAAAGGCTGGGGGATTTGTATTCCAGTCTGTAGCGTATTCTTCGGGATTTGAGAGACCTGTAAACAAATAATAACTATCCCTAGAACTTTTAATTCTGTCAATAAAATCCAGAGCAGTTGATATTCTAAATTGATCAGTTATGATTGCTGACATTTGCCCATTTATTCTATGTTCTATTTATATCCGAGATTTAAAACCATATTATGCCCATGCTCCCGTCGCAACGGAAGATCCGGAAGTAGCAAGGGATTGTAGAATCAGATAGTTTCCGGCACTAATTGCATTTGAACCAGATGCACCGCCCAAGTTAGCACTCAAACTATATCTTGGTTGGAAAGTTCCTGCAGTTGTTATTCTTAAAATACCAGTGAAACTAATTGTATAAATTGCACTTGCGGTTGAAGTAGATACGCTGATTGGAATTGATGATGTAATAGATGATCCAGAAATTGGTATACCAGATGCGGAAGTTGTTGCAACAGTTCCATCTGCTATTCCACTAAAAGTGCCTGCAGAACCACTTCCAAAACCATTCAAAGTGACGTTCAAAGTAGCTGCTGTAGTAGATGTAGCAGATCTGGTCATACTAATTCCAAATTCAATTCTATAGGTTCCTATCGGTAACGAAATGGTATCGTTTGCTGATGGGAATAGTATTTGTGCTGTTGCTTCCGATGAAGTTGTGAGAATGGTGCCAGCACCAGATGTATAAATCGTAGTAGGAATTGATGCTCTACCATAACTTGTATTTGGTGTGGCAAATAAAGTTGTTCCGTCATATTCAACAACACCCGCCGAGGGTGATGTGAGAAGTGACCCTGAACTAAATTCCAATTGTGATCTTGATATAGTTCCAGGACCTATGTGTAATAAAGAGGTTGGGTTAGTTGCACCAAGTCCAATACTATCGGAAAAATAACCACCACCAGTTACTTGTAATCTCTGACTTGCAGTTCCTGTTGCTAAAGATGCTCCAATACAAACATTACCACCCAAAGGTTGTAAAACTATATTATATGTTGCTGTTGATGGGTTTGAGAATCCGGATTGTATCCATTGTGCATAAGAATTGGATGCACCATATTGTCCTATTGTAAGAAAATTTGACCCTGTTCCTGATAAAAGTGTGTGTGCATTTGTTGTAATATTACTAGATGATGGAGCACCTTGAGCAACTTCAAATCCTAATCTCGCTACGCCACTTACATCAAGTTTATATGATGGATTAGTAATACCAACTCCAAGATTTCCAGAAACATAAGCACCACCAGTTACTTGAAGTGGTTGTGATGCTGTTCCTGTTGAAGTTGCAGTGCCTATTAATACTGGTCCATTTCTAAAGGTTGAAATTCCAGAGACACTTAATGCCGCCCCAACGACACTGCCAGTAAATTCTCCATTGCCAACAACATCAAGTGCTGATGTTGGATTTGTGTGACCCACTCCAAGATTACCGCGAAAATAACCACCCCTACCAACTTGAAGGACTTGATTTGCAGTTCCAGTCCCTTCTGTAGTTCCAATACCAACAAATACTGTTGTAGCATTTAGAAGGTTTCTGGTTTGAAGATAAATTGGTCTGGACTGTCCTAATCTTGCAGCATTAATAAATCCAGCGTCAATACCATCATCATAACCCATCCACATGGTTCTTCCAGTATTTCCAGAAGAAACTGCAAATGCTTGTGTATTTAATTCAGAAGTGGTGTGACTTGTTCCAGGTTGTGTTACAAAAAGTCTAGATGTTGGATTTGTAGTTCCTATTCCAACATTATCACTAATATAAGCACCACCAATAATTTGAAGATCTTGATTTACAGTTCCGGTGCTTGTTCCAGTTCCAATAAGTACAGGACCATTGGTAAATGTAGAAACTCCAGTTACCTGCAAATCACTAAAGTTATTTGGTTCTAACTGTATAGAACTTTCAATTGTTGCTTTTGTAGTTGCGTCTAATGAAGTAATATTTTTAAGCTGTCTTGCAGAACTAATAACTTCAGTTGATCCTATTGATAATGAACCAACCGATGAAATTCCAGTGTAATTTAAGTTTGTACCAGTTAATGTAGTAATTGTTCCATTAGTACTGTTTAAAGTA